GGCTTTTTTCACACAATGCCATTTTTTTGAAAAAACTTATTTCAATTTTCGGAAATTTTGAAACTCGTATTTACTTTTTGTCCGCATTTTAGCATTTTTTAGTTTACAAAACTGTCAATTAGTTATATCATGGTGGCAGAAAATGAAAACTAAAGGAGAGTTTTTGTATGAATTTAATGGAAAAGGTGAAGCTGAACCCAAAATGGCATTATGCGTTCAGTATTTGCGCCACTTGGGCTGGCGCAGGCTCATTGATTGTAGGAATCAACTTTGTAAAGCAATACGGAGTTGTACCATTCCTATTATGGGCTTTGGGGAATGCCCTTTGTTGCGTGGTATTTGGAATATTGGCAGGAAAACTCCCTACGCTCCGTGCGATTTTCACAAGCAGGGTAATGAAAATCATTGTAGGGCTTATGTGTATTTTTCAGTTATGGGTGAATATGTCGGGTATCAATGACTCTTTGAAAATAATCTCTCCCACTTTTGCCGTGGCTACAACTTATATTTTAGCGGTGACTTTCCTACTGCTCTACCTGAAATACGCAATGCTTAAAAATATCATCACCGATGATATTGGTTGGAAAGTCGTTTACGGAATGATTTTTGGTATACTCTTGATAGCTCTATGTAAGAGCGGATTTGCCGTACCGAGTGCAGGCGTAACTCCTGAATATATAAAATTAGGAGTACAGCGGTTCTTTACGCTTATGGTAGGTCCATTCTTCTATCCTTACTTCTGGGAGCTTTTCGATTACAACGGAAACGGTGACTGCAAGCCGACCGATATGCCAAAGGCATTTGCGCTTGGCGGTATGCTGTTCGGCATCTATCTTTGTTTCGTCTTTGTTCTTGGCTGTACAATATTCACTCCAGAGCTTGAGGTGGCAAAGGGGATACTCCTTTCCTTGATTGCCCTTTCTTCTCTTACCTCGTTTATTTACTCTATCTACATTTCCTTTGGGTTGAAGCTGGGATTTATAGTGAATACGTTCGGTATGGTGGCTTGGTGCTTGCTTGTTCCACTTGGAGTAATGAAAATCTGGTCCGCTATGCAAGATGTCAGATTTGTAATGGTTTTGGCTGTTTGTGCTTATGCAGGTATTAAGGCAATCTATGACAAGCGCAAAGGTAAAAATTGACATAAAGATTATGGCAGTCTTGAAGCGTAAAGATAATGCTTTAAGACTTGCAGAATCTACAAGCCTGTCCAATCGTGATATAATTTTTGACGATAGAGGCGTAGCAGGTGGGGGCGACGCTTGGTATAACGCTAAGCGTTGCTGGCTTTTTCCACTTGAAGCAGGCACGACCCATAGGCTCGTTCTTCAAGATGACATAATAGTTTGCAATGATTTTACAGACTACGTACTAAAGGCTGTAGAGCAACACCCAAAGGCAATATGGAGTTTTTACAATGGTGGCTGGATAAAGAATGAGTTCAAGACTAAAAATACACCGTATTGCAAGATAAATGGGTGCAGGACTGGAGCTCAGGCCTTATTGATTCCTGTTGAACATATACAGAAAATGATTGATTTTACCGACAACTTTTTAGGCAGTGATTACAAGCATGATGACCAAAGGGTTGGCTTCTATTCCTTGTGCAACGGTATTAATGTGATGTGCTGTATTCCCTCGTTATCTGACCACATAGGCTTTGATTCCTGTATACCCCATCATAACAATAAAAGCAGGGTTTCAAGGACTTTCAATAAAGACATTAAAGGCGAGAACTGGGATAGTAAGGAAATAAATTCCACGCCCTTTATGACTAATAATTTTTGGCTACCCAAAAACTTTAGTAGAACCGACCTGATTAAAGACATGATTAAAAATGCAAGTGAAAAGATTAAAAAGCAAAAAACATAATACCCAGCTGGACTGGATTCTGGCTTGGGAAGCACAGAAACTTTTTGCCGAAACAGAAGCAGGCAAGAAGCGTGCAGAACAATTGACGGAACTGGCAATAAGCAGGATTCCAAAAGGAGATTGTGTCTATTGCTGGAGCGGTGGAAAAGACGCCATAGCTTTACAAAGTATTTGTGAGGAAGCAGGGATAAGAACTTGTGCTTTGGGCAGTATAGGCTTCCGTTGGGAATACCCAGCATTTATAGATTTTGTGAATAAACATAAGCCTACAGGATTACTCATAAAAGATTATGGCTATACAGCCGAGTTCTTTAACAAGCATGAGAACCTTTTGTTCCCAGTAGATTATAAGGACAACTACTATTGGTTTGTTCACTATATCCAAAGGACTTTCAAGGAGTTCCTGAAAGAAACTGGTGCAGATTATGTGATTTTAGGACATAGACGGCAGGACGGCAATATAGTGGCAGATGGCTATATGAAACAGAAAGTTTTTCCTATGTACGACTTCACTCATGAGGATATATTTCTGTTGATTGCCTATAACAAAAAGCCATTGCCATATATATACTTTTATCCTAACGGCTTTAACCTCGGAACTCACCCTTGGACTAAAAGAAGGGGTGACGATCCACTGGGGGAGCTTTATGAAATTGACAAAAACATATTGTTGAACAATGTTGAGATAAATAAAGTGAGAATATTTTTGGAGAATAAAAAGGAGTCGGTATGAACATTATAACAAAAAATCTTTCTGAATTACGCCCAGTAGCAAGGAATGTAAGGAAACACCCACAGGCACAGATAAACGAGCTGGCGAAGTCCTATAAGATGTTCGGGCAATATAGACCGCTTGTTGTTACTGCCGACGGCGAAATACTTGTAGGTAACGGTTTGTATGAGGCGTTAAAAGTTGCTGGAGCAGAAACCGCAGAAGTAATACAGCTTCCAGATAATATTTCAGACGCCTACAAAAATAAGCTTATGCTTGCTGATAACCGCCTGTATACAATGGGCGCAGATGATGTAAACAATATTGACGCGATACTTGCGGAAATGCAGGAGTTTGACATACCAGGCTTTGACAGCGCAACCCTTGAACAGCTTTACACAAATATAAAGACTGATGAAGAAGTTATAAAGGGTATGGGCAATGTTCCAGCCGATAAAATCGAGCAGATAAAAAAGACCGAAGCCGACAGGGCTGAAAATCCGCTTACAGAGCGAGTAAAAGGCAAGAATGAATCTTCCTATGGGAGTACGGTGGAAAATGCGACAGAGGGGCTAAATGGTGCTTCTGTGGGCAAATATGTAAACTGCCCACATTGTGGGGCTAAGATATGGCTTTAGTCAAGAAGAAAATCGGGATAAATGTCCTTGAAGCAACTAAGATAAGACTCAGGAACATTTTCAGTGCTGGCACTAAGATTTATGTAGATGTATCGGGTGGCAAAGACAGCATAGTCATGATGTCGCTTGTATATGATATGGTCATGAGTGGAGAGCTTGAAGCTAAAAGACTTGAGGTTGTTTTCATTGATGAAGAAGTGATTTATGATGAAGTGGTAAGAGTATGTGTTGAGTGGCGTAAAAAATTCATGCTGGCTGGAGTAAAATATACTTGGTTCACTATTGAACATAGGAACAACAACTGTTTTAACGCTCTGGAGAACAATGAAAATTTCATTCCGTGGGATAGGTATGAAGAAAAGAACTGGGCACGAAAGAAACCTGACTTTGCTATAAGCGATTCTTTCTATCTGGTGCCCCGTACTGAAAACTATCAAGACTTCTTGGCGAGGTATCAGGCAGACGGGTTGACTCTTATAGGTGTAAGGTGCGCCGAGTCTATAAACCGATTGCAATATATAGCGACTATAAACGCCAAAGGCGGTATATCTACAACCAACAAATGCTACCCTATTTACGACTGGAAAGATAGTGATGTGTGGAAATATATCAAGGATAAAAACCTTGACTTTCCAGACACATATCTCCGTATGTATGAAACAGGCGCAAATAAAGGGCAGTTGAGAATTTGCAATCTTTTTGCCATTGACACTTGCAAGTCACTTACATTTATGTTTGAAGCTTATCCTGATTTGTGGGAAGCGGTATTGCGCAGGGAACCCAACGCCTATCTGGTTCGCCTTTACTGGGATACTGAAATGTTCCACAGGAGCACGGCTAAACGGCAGAAGCTGGAAGATAATTCAACAGAGGTTGACTACAAGGCTAAGCTTATAGAGGTAGTGAATAACCCTACAAAGTATTTCAAGAATAAACATGCGTTGGCTTTGTGTGGGGAATATAGAAACGTAATAATGAAAGACGGCAACAAGATAACAGCAGGGCAGTATAAGCGATTATATGAGGCCGTAATGGGTGGAGATACTAAGGGCAGAACATTACGAGCCGTAAAGACGCAGATTTTTGCCGACTATCTAAAGCGTGAGAATTGCTATGGTTCCTATGTGAAAAAATAAAGGGAGTTTGATATGAAAGATTTACTGAAACCGATAAAGAATGTCCAGATTGTGGAGAGAGAAAGCCTGAAACCCAACAACTACAACCCTAACAAGGTTCTGGAAGACAACCTTAAACTTTTGGAGCAGTCAATAATTAATAATGACTGGACCTTGCCTATAGTAGTAAAGCCCGACATGACGATTATTGACGGCTTCCACAGGTGGACAGTCGCAGGCAGAGAGCCGTTGAAATCCTTGCTTGGTGGAAAAGTACCTGTTGTCATTGTAGAGCACGAGAGCCACGAGGAGGATATTTACGGAACAATCACTCATAACAGGGCAAGGGGAACACACCTACTCGACCCTATGAAAGCAATAATCAAAGAGCTGTTGGAAGCTGGGAAGAGCGTTGGTGAGATTTCAAAGCAGTTAGGTATGTCACATGAGGAAATTTTCAGGTTAAGCGGTATTACCCGTGATGACTTTCTTGAAATCATGGCAGGCAAGACCTACAGCGAAGCAGTACTTATAACGAGAATGTGAGTATGAGAAAACAACTTTTACTTGACCTTTTTGATGGAAAAGAGCAGAAAGTGATAGAGCCTTTAATTGACGAGGTTCTTTATCTTGAGTCACAAATCAAGTCGCTTAAAAGTATGCCCTTTATTTTAAGACACCCGAAACGAGATGGGGTGCAGAAAATAACGCAAGCTGGCAAGCTTTACAAGGAATATCTGAACCAGTATACTAATGGTATCAAGACGCTTTTAGGGCTAAGCAGGAAAGCGGAACAGGCAGACGGCAAGTCGCCTTTGAGGTTGTACTTGGAGAAGTTAGAAAGTGATAAAGAAAAGTAATTTTTACCTTGAAAAATATTACCAATCTTGCAAGGCAGGAGAAACAGTAGTAGGTGTAGAACTGTTGCTGGAGCTGGAAGCACTCATTGAAGACCAGCAGAGTGATGATTATATTTACAATACTACAGACGCTGATAAACGCATTGATTTTATAGAAAACTGTATAAGGTGCACTAAATCTCCCTTTTACGGCCAACCTATGAAGCTACTGCCTTTCCAAAAAGCTTTTATATCGGCTTTATACGGCTTTAAGATGACAGACGGAACTGACAGGTTCCAGCGTTGTCTATTCTTGCTGGCAAGAAAAAATGGCAAGTCTGAGTTGTGTTCGGCTTTACTTCTTACTGAAATGATTATCGGTGGCAGAGGGCTTGATATTGTATGTTCAAGTAATGATGATATGCAGGCAAGCATTTTAACTGACGCAGTAGATACAATGCGCCTGATGATAGACCCCGAAAGCATTGATACAAGGCGTAACCAGCGTAATATAAAGTGCCTTTTCACTGACAACAAGATTTTTAAGTTATCCGATAAGACACGCAACAAAGAGGGTAGAAATATTGATATTGCCGTTGTTGATGAAGTTCACGAAATGAAAGAAAATGTGATTGTAAAATCTATAGAGCAATCGCAGTCACTTAAAATCAACCCTAAACTGATACTCATTACTACAGAGGGATTTGTCAATGGTGGTTTCCTTGACGAAGAACTCATAACGGCAAGAGCCATTTTGAACAAAGAAATCAACAACACTTCTACTATACGATACCTACCGTGGCTTTATACGCAGGATTCAGAGGAAGAAGTGTGGAATGGAAGCAAAAAGAACAGGGTGTGGGAGAAATCCAATCCTACACTGGGAATAGTGAAACGCTATGAGTATATAGAACAGCAGATAGACAAGGCAAGGGCAAGCAAAGCCGACAGGGTATTTGTACTTTCTAAAGACTTCAACATTAAGCAGTCCACAGCTACAGCTTGGCTAAGATATGAGGATTATAGCTATGACAGCAATTTTGACATGGAAGATTTTCGCAACTTCCTTTGTATTGGTGGCGTGGATATTGGAGAAACAACCGACCTTACAAGCGCAAAGATACTTTTAATCAAGCCTGACGACAATAAAAAATATATCTTGTCTATGTATTTTATCCCACAGGGCAAGCTTGACAAGGCAGATGACAAGGGGGCTGGGGCAAAATATGAGGAATGGCAGGAAAGAGGGCTGGTGAGGATTTGTGAGGGCAACTATACAGATACCAGCATAATTGCCGATTGGTTCTTTGAATTGTATCAAAGATACGGACTCCGACCGCTTAAAGTGGGCTACGACGCCAAGTTTGCCAATGAGTTTGTAAACAGAATGGACCGCTATGGATTTGAGGTGGAGCCAGTCTGGCAGAGCCCGTTAGTCATGACAGCCCCTATTTCCATGGTTGAAGCAGACTTGCAGACAAGGCTGATAGCTGGACTGAATGAGGTTGATAAATGGTGTATCGGCAACGCCACGTTGAAAGTGGACAATCACGGCTATTGCTTGCTTGATAAGATAAAAGGGCAGGATTCAAGACGAATTGACGGAGCAGTAAGCCTTTGTATAAGTTATGAGATTTACAGACGATACAGAACAGTGTATAATGACGCTATAAATGCCATGTCTATAAAGGAGGTACCCAATGGGGATATTCAGTTGGTTGAAGAAGCGGAAAGAGAGTGACACTAAATATACCAATGCACAGGGTCTTGACATATTTGCGCCATTTTACAGCCAGTTTGGTTCAAACATATACGCAAGTGACGTAGTACAGCAAGCCATAGCTTGTATCGTAAAAGAAATGAAAAAGCTTGATATACAGCATATCAGGGAGAGTGGCACTGGGGATATTGCCAATGATACGATTCAGAAAGTGCTTGACAATCCCAATTTTTTAATGACAACAAGTGACTTTATAGAGAAGATTATCTGGCTACTTTATTTCAATTACAACGCCTTTGTGCTTCCAGTTTGGGGGAGTGGCAATCGGCTTGTCTCATTGTTTCCGCTACAACCTAATACTGTTTCTTTTCTGGAAGATAAAAGCGGACAGCTTTTCGTGCAGTTTACCTTTAACAACCTATATCAGTCCACTATAAAGTATTCGGACATAATTCATATACGCTATAATTACAGCGTATCAGAATTTATGGGCGGTAATCAGAATGGACAGCCCGACAACACGGCGCTTCTTAAAACTTTGCGCATGAACGAGGAATTACTTAATGGACTGGCTAAAGCCATGAAAGGCAGTTACGCGATAAACGGAATAGTGAAATATAACACCATTATTGACGGCAAGAAAACTGAACAGGCTCTTGCTGATTTGACAAAAAGGCTTAATGAGAATGAGTCAGGCTTTATGCCGTTGGATTTGAAAGGGGAATTTATCCCGATAAACAGGCAGGTGAAGCTTGTAGACAATGATACCTTAAAGTTTATTGATGAAAAAATCTTGCGCCATTTTGGTGTCCCTTTACCTATTTTGACTGGTGACTATACTAAGGCGCAATACGAAGCTTTTTACCAGAAGACCATTGAGCCTTTAATTGTTTGCATAAGTCAAGCCTTTACTAAAGCCCTTTTCAGCGAACGAGAAGCCTTTGGCTACGGCCATAAAATTATTTTCTCCCACAAGCTACTTGACTTCATGACAATGAACGAGAAGATACAATTTGTGACTGTAGCAAGTAATATAGGTGGTATCACAATTGACGAGTTCAGAAGTATGTTTGGATTCAGAGCTTTTGGTGGTGAGCTTGGTGAAACTCCAGTGATGTCAAAGAATTATGGCGACGCTGGAACAGTGAAAGACATTGACAAAAATAAAGACTGAGTGCATAATGTTGATAAGTGAGGTGAAAATGCCGAAGCATAAAGATGAAAAATTGATAACTCGGAGCTACCCAGTGGAGCTTAGGGCTGACAGTGAGGATAATGGAGTTATTGAGGGTACTCCCATTGTATTTGGTAAAAAAACAAGGATTAAAGACTGGTACGGCGAGTATGATGAAATCATAGACTCAAGGGCTTTGGATAATGCCGACCTCAAAGATGTACGCCTTTTCATAAACCACGACACAGGCAAGCTTACTCTTGCACGCAGTAAAAACAACAGCCCTAATTCTACAATGACTTTTACCATAGATGAAGCAGGAATGCACATTACAGCTAAGCTGGACACAGAGAACAATGCAGAAGCAAGAGCTGTATATAGTGCGGTTAAAAGGGGAGATGTTGACGGTATGTCCTTTATGTTCAGGGCAAAAGATGTAGAGTGGCAGGACATAGACGAGGATATACCTACAAGAATTATCCGCGGTATTTCAATAGTACACGAGGTAAGTATAGTAAATTATCCAGCATACCCACAGACTTCCGTAAATGCTCGTTCAGTGGAAACTGAATATTCAGAACTCAAGGAAATGAGGGAAAGGGAGCAGGCGAGGAAACGCGAAGAAGAACGGGAAAAGGAACTGGAGCTGGAAAAATTAAAGATACAAATTTTGTTAGGAGTTTGAAAATGGAAAAGTTTCTTACTGATTTTATTGAGAAAAGAAAGACAGAACTTGCTTCCCTTGAAGCAAGGGTACAGGAGTCTAAAGACGCAGACGAAGTGCGCAAGCTGGGTGAAGATGTGAAATCCATTAGACAGGAAATCACAGACGCAGAAGCACAGCTGGCAGAACTACGCAAGAAACCAGCCCCTGTACTTGACCCCCTTAAATCTTACGGCCTTGCTGGTGGAAAGACACCAGAGGAAAGAAAAGAGGGCAGGGCTTCTATGGAGTATAGAAAGGCGTTCATGGACTATGTAAGAACCGGTAAGATGTCTGATGTTCTGGAGTTCAGAAACAACGACCAGACTGAATCTACAGACCTCGGTTGTCTTATTCCACTGACTGTTGTTCAGGAGATTATCACAGGTGTCGGCAAGGTTTACGGACAGCTGTATTCCGTTGTAAAGAAAACCAATATCAAGGGCGGTGTAAAGTACCCAATCGGGGCTTTCAGTGCTACATTTAATAGAATTGGTGAAAATGGCGCACCAACTGACAGACAGAAAGGTGGAGCTATTACTGGCTATGTTGAGTTCTCCTATAAGATTGGAGAGGTAAGACTGGCACGAACACTCCTTGAATCCGTTCTGGAAGTTGAGGTATTCGAAAAAGAGCTTGCAAAGACCATTGTTAAAGCTTATGTAAAGGCAATGGACCAAGAGATTCTTGTAGGCGGTGATTCTACACTATTCCCGACTACCTATCAGAACCAGTGTGTTGGTATTCTTACCGAAGCTAAGGCTTCTCCGTCAAGAATCCCAGTAAGTAACATTATTGAGTTTACCGCCAATGATATGGCAGACTGGAAGAAGTGGCAGTCAAAGCTGTTTGCCAAAATTCCACTTGGCATGAGGGGCGAAGCGCCACAGTTTGTTATGACTCCGAACACTTATGAAGCCAATATCAAGACTCTTGCAGATGACAACAACAGACCTGTTGCTTATGAAACTTTCAACCCTGTAGACGGGGCAGAGAAAGCAACATTCAAAGGCAGGGAAGTACTGTTCATTGAAGAGGGGCTGGGTATTGTTAACTTTGACGATGGAAGCAACGGCGACATCTTCGGTATGTATTGGGTACCAGAGAGAGCTTATGCAATCAACACAAACCTTGACTTCATTGTACGCAGATACTTTGACGAGGAAAAGAACCAGTACGTTGACAAGGGTATTGTAATCAACGACGGCAAGGTTATTGACGGAAGCTACATTTACTTGCTCAAGAAAAAGACAAGCTGATGTAAAAATTTTACAGCCGAAAGGTTAAATGCCCTTTCGGCTGATTTTTCAGGGGTACTTTATGAGACAAAAAGTAGAAGCACTTAAAGCCTTTGCAGTGACACTTGGCTTTGGTAAATTAGAAGATTATACAGGCGACACTTCCGCAATGGTGTTGAAACAAATGGCGGTCAAAATGGGTTGCGCTTCAACAGTCAATGACATTGAAGCTAATACTACCACTGGCGTGCTTAATTTTATTTCCGATAATTACGGCAACAAAGAAAAGGACTCTACAACTAAACACAAGGGCAAGACTACCGCTTAATGGAGAGAACGAGCATGAGTGGCACAATTCTTGAAGAAGTCAAGACCAGATTAGGCATTACTGGGGATTATCACGACAATATGCTCAGTGCATATATTGATGATGTAAAGGCATACCTTACTAATGCTGGTATCAATCCTGATTCAGAGAACGCGACAGGGCTTATTGCAAGAGGCGTTGCCGATATGTGGAATTATGGCAGTGGAGACGGGGCGTTGTCATCTCTATTTTATGATATGTGTACCCAGCTTGCCCTTGCTCAAGACAAGGAATAATTATGTACAAGCCCAACTTCCCCTTTAACGTTCCAGCCAATATTTACACCGCTGTTTTTTCTTCAATAAACGGAGTGCCAACAAAAATCTATACTTTATTGCCTGATATAATCTTTGTATCGGCTAAAAGCTATGGTGGCACTGAAAAAGTAGTAAATAACAAATTTGTAATTGAAGACACTATTGAAATCGAAACTTGGTACAACCCCAACATTACCGCGGATTGCAGGATAAAACTACTTGATGACAACTCAACATACGAAATTATAAACACCCCCGAAGACATAGACCGACGGCACCAGTTCATGAAGTTCAAAATAAGAAGATTGACAGGCAAGGCTTAAATGGCAGGCAAGGCACAGATAACTTTTTATGGCGACAAGCAGATTATAGACAAATTAGACTCTATCGGTGCCAACGTTGAAAAGGTATGTCTTGAAGCCCTGAAAAAAAGTATTCAATTACCTAAACAAGAAATGCTGGACTTTATCAAAGAACACAGGCGCACTGGCACGACTGAGGAAAGCTTCAAGGAAGAGTTTAGCGTTGAGAATGGCGTTATCAGTTGCTATGTCGGCTTTGACTTGCCTAAAGGATTACCAGCATTATACCTGAATGTAGGCACGCCTACGATAGAGCCTACATTTTTTATTGACAAAGCGGTGGAAAATAACCTTGACGAAATACGCAACATTCAGTTAAAATACATATCAGAAATGTTCAAAGGAGTTTGATATGTGGGGTGAACTTGAAGAAGTTTTTAAGTCGCTGAACTTGCCCTATTCAAGACAGGGCAGTTATGAATCAGACGCAGAGTTCCCTGACTCATTTTTCACCTTTTGGAATTTCAATACCCCCGAAAGTGGCTGGTATGACAACGAGAGCCACAAGACTATCTGGATTTGGCAGGTGTATTTTTACACCAAAGACCCCAACTTGCTTTATACTGAAATGGACTTGCTTGTTGCTGAACTGAAAAAAAGAGGGTTCATCATTGAAACGAGGGGGCAAGATGTGAAGTGTGAACGACCCGATTATATCGGTAGATATATTAGGGTTGCATATATACAAAACCATTTTGAAAAGGAGATACAAAATGCCTAAGAAGTACTATGAGTATCGAGGTGTAGAAAACCTTGTTTGTGCAGAGGTGCTAAAAGACGATTCAAGCGGTATTCTTTTTGGAGAGCCGTTTGACATTGCAGGGGTGGCGCAGATTGGAAAGACAACCGAAAGTGCCACAGAAACACATTATTATGACAACTTACCAGCAATTGTAATCAACTCTATCGGAGCAGATACAATTACTTGTTCTGTGTCCGCAATTCCGCTTGATGTACTGGCTAAGATTACAGGTCAGGTATATGATGAACTTACAGGCTCTTATGTAGAGGGAAGCAGAACCGACAAATATTTTGCTCTCGGCTATAAGACCAAAAAGACCAACGGAGAATATGTGTATGTCTGGAGATTCAAGGGTACCTTTGCAATTCCTGATGTCACTAATTCCACAGAAAACGCTGGTACAGACGCCAATGGTCAGGAGCTTGTATATACTGGCATTTCCACAACATATAAATTCCTTAAAACAGGCGCACAGGCTAAAGCTATCAATGTTGACGCTGGGCTTGGTCTTGCTGATGTGTCAACATTCTTTGACGCAGTAACAACCATAGATACAATCGTTTCTTTTGCTGTCGCTTCTCCAGTGGCTACACCAGCAAGCGGAGAGGTTGACTCTGGCAGTACAGTTTCACTTTCTTGCACTACCGCAGGGGCTACGATCTATTACACAACAGACGGCTCCGTACCAACAGAGGATTCCCCTGTTTATTCACTGCCTATCACTATCACAAGTGCTACAACAATCAAGGCTATTGCCGTTAAGGCAGGGCTTGTATCAAGCGCAGTAGCTACATTTGTATACAATCTGGCAGTTTGATGATGTTTAAGGTGGTGAATTATGGAACTTAAGGTAAACATTTATAAGGGTGGAAAGGTGGTGAAAACTTACACCGCAGAAGACTACACCCTTACTACTGGCATTTGTGAGGATTTGCTTGAAGCGGTGGACATTGACAAAATCAGTAAAAACGGAATGAGTAACGAGGTTATCGGCGTTGAGATAATCAAGGCCGTAGCTAAGTCATTCAAGAAGTTTAAGCCGTTCTTGCAGGATATTTTCACAGGGCTTACTGACGAGGAATATCGCAGTACCGCCATTAAAGAGGTGGCGCAGGTCATTGTAGATATTGTTCAGTATACCATTTCTGGCTTGGTTGACGCTGGTAGTAATCAAAAAAACTGACAAGGGGGGCTGATAAAGACCCCCCGACTTTGTACGAAATTTTGTTTGACTTGGAGAACAGCATTTGTGAAAAGTATATGTTGTCACCCTTTCAGTTGCGCAGGGAGCGGTTTAGAGAGTTTTGTTTATTAGTTAAACGCCTTAACAGCCATTCCCAAAGGGAAGCAGACAAGACCTTTCACGGTATAGAGAAAGTTCATGCTGGCGACAAGTGGTT